CCAAAAAGCCGTTGACGGCCCCACCAGAAGGCGGGCTCAACGGACTTCATGAAGTCCAGACCAAAGTACTCTTTCCTGACCGTGCAAGGCTTCGAGCAGAGAGCTTGAGCCGTTTCAAGGTCCACCGGAGTAAGTCGTGCCGTTTCCCCGAAAGGAAAGACACGCTTCATCCCGCGACTGTAAAACGACGTCACCCGATAGTCGTACTTCCGTACGGCGCATCGGAACGAGGCTTTCTCAAACCCCGATGTCCCCTCCTTAGCCCTATCCGGTCCATACTTAAATACCTCGGAGTCTTTCACGACCTTATGCTCTTCCGGGTCGTAGGCTCTCAGTACGGTGGCCAAAAGGTCACCCGCAGAGATCGCACCTTGGCTAGTGCGATCCTTGTCCAAGGATCCCTCGTCCTCCTCGCCGACGACGACGCTTGTCCTTCGGGTCCGCGAAGCCAGGAAACTAGCGATCACCTTACCACTCCAAGAATCATCCTCCGGCTTGGGAAGCCGGGAAGGAAAATTCTTTTCGTGGCAGAGTCCGATAGCGGCCTGACAACGCGCGAGCAGAGAGACGTCGCCGACACAAAAACCGGGTCCACCCAGCGCCTGGCCCAGGTCCACCGCAAGTCCAGCAGGTGTTGGAACATGTTGTAGGAACCAGCCTCGGAGCGTTCGCTGTGTTTGGACACGATGTCCACGCATGAGCTGATCGAAGTTGGGTTTCTGCGAAAACCAAGGTACGGATGTCTTTCGTCCCGCGTTGATCCCTTTCCTCACAAGGTCTTGGACTATGGCTACGTTGACCACTGCGATCTTCTTCCAAGTATCGCCGCGTTTCTTGTAGCTCTGTGAGTTGATGTTGACGAAAGACCGCGATCGGTAATTCTTCCCGAGTGAAGGCCGCAGGCCTGCGACTTTGTTGACCTCCCACCAGGCGTTGTAACGCTTGGTCGGGCCCTGGAACACAATGTCATCGCCATTCACTCTTACCGGATCACAGAAAGCGCCGAGTTCAGGACGCTCACCGTGACCGTAGGTCACCAGCCAGCAGGCCAGATTGACGATACACAGAATTGGGAAGCTCATGGGGGAACCCATGGACTGTCCGTTCTTCTGCATTTCGCCAGTCGGTACCGGTATCTTGATACCCGGTATAAACCTGCATCGCTGGCAAGCCTTCGGGGGTGGGAAAATCAGGTGTTCGGTCAGACACTTATGACCAAGCTCGATGATCCGTTTATCGAGAACACC